TAGAAGAATCCGGCCAGCACGAACCGCACCGCCCAACGAAGGTCGTCGTCCCGGTATGCGGCGCCGCCGTGCCAGAGGGACGGGACGGGCATGCCCCGCCGCCGTTCCACGCGCTTGCCGTTGCAGTCTCGGATGCACCAATCGAGCAGCGGCGGGACAGGCGTGCCGGTGATGGGGCACACCAGCCGCCCGAGACTGGCGCGAACCCGAATGTGGACAGTGTGTCCGGTGATGACGTGCATGACGGTCTGACTACGTGCGCGGGGCATGGTATCCTCGTGTGTGAGTGTCTACCCCTGAAGCCCCGACCCCTTGCGGGGTACGGGGCAGGCGTGCCGGGGCACGTGCGGCGGGTAGGCTCGGCACGCTCGGCACACTGTCAGGGAGCTGTCAGTCCCATTCGACCAGCTTGGTATCACCCCACGTGACGGCGACCGAATCCTGCCCGAACGGGTGCCCGCCGCACACGGCCCGCACGTGGTGATCGATGGCATAGTCCACGGTCGCCCGCGCTCGCTTGGTGTCGGGGATGTCTCCGAAGATGAGCGTACGCGCGGGCTCGCTCTTCCCGTCGTAGATGCCGGCGCCCGTGCCGTCAAAGAAACACGTGGCACCCTGCCCGGTGATGCTGTCCCGCAGTCGAGTCACGAGCGCGTGCAGAAGACGCAGGTTCGCGGGGTTGTAGGGGCTACCGTCGGCGCCGTGGAGGCCAGTGGAGATGATGAGCGTGCGGGACATGTTGTGTTCCTTTCGGTTTAGCGGGAAGGTTCGTCCCTCCCGCCCCTTCTACATAACGGGTCATGACCAGTATGTGGCCTCGTGCATGGTCTCTTGACATTTCCCTGACATCTCCGCCGCTCGGGGCGCTGGTGGCAGGCACAAGGGCGGGGTCTTGACCGTGTCAAGGGCTGTCGTGACTGTTGACAAGGATTTGACGCCCGTAGTGCATTATACTGCACATGCAATATACTGCATAAACAGGTTAATAACTGAGCGGTTACTTACTAACCCCCCCGGCTGCTCCTGTGCATGGTCAGGTGCACCTTACTAATCCCGCCGCCGTATCCAGGGGCGTTTTCCATAGCGGAGCTGTGGGAAACCCCCGCCCGCCCTGTGTTATGCACAGGTGCCGTGCACGTAGTGTGCGGGCCTGTGTGTAACCAGGGCCCCCGCCCCGCCCCCGCCCGGTGGCCGTGCCGGTGCCGTGCCGGTGCACGGTGCGAGCCGGCGAGCACCGCAGGTCTGAAACTATCTCCCGTGCCCCCACCATCGCAGAGAAGTAGCACCAGGACTGTATTCTGCGCCAGTTCATGCGCTGAGAAGCTATCTGAGGAGCACATGAGAGGTTGCATGGACCGGACAGGCACGGTACATGGACAGGGACTACCCTGGGACCATTCAGGAACCTCCCGTTTAGGAGTCTCAGGGTCAAAAATATACGGGTCCCATTTTCCAGAAAACGCTTTTCGGGTCATGACCTTTGCCAATCGTTTTCCCGTTCAAGATGACAGAGGACCAAGCCTGGGAGATTGCTGAGGTCCTTGCGGACTTCAAGCGCTTCTGCAAGCTGCTGCGCATCTACAACAAGGCCGAGCGGCGGATGGAGGTCTTCGAGCCCACGCCGGAGCAGTGGCGCCTGTTCGAGGCCCTGCTCAAGCACAATCGCGTGCTCGTGCTCAAGGCTCGACAGATTGGCGTCTCCACCCTGGTGCGCGCGTTCTTCTTCTGGCGCCAGTACACGGCCGACGAGCCACTCGCCTTTGGGGTGGTGAGCTACTCGGACCGCTCCGCGAAGGAGATGAGGCGCACGGACAAGCGCTTCTACGACAACCTCCCCAAGGGCTTCCAGCGCAAGCTGGAGGTCGACAACACGCACCTGACCATCTTCGAGGACTCGAAGGCCAGCAGCGCCAGCTTCACCGCAGGCGGCAAGAACAGCACCCGGTCCTTCGTCCTGTCCGATGCGCACGTGACGGAGTTCGCGTTCTTCGACGACCCCGAGGAGCTGCTCGCCAGCCTGGACGCGACGGTCGGCACCGAGGGACAGGTCGTCATCGAGACCACCCCGAACCAGCCCGGGGACTACTACCACAACCTCTGCATCGAGGCGGAGGCTGGGGACAACGAGTGGTTCCTCTTCTCGACGTGGTGGTGGCAGCACCCGAGCTACGTCGAGGAGCCGCGACCTGGGTTCACCCCAACCAGCGACGAGCTGAAGGAGCAGGCCAAGTACGGCCTCACCTTCGAGCAGCTCCAGTGGCGCAGGACGAAGCTCCGCACCCTGGGCGCCGGGCTGAAGGGGCTGAAGAAGTTCCGGCGGGAGTACCCGGCCTGCATCGCCGACGCCTTCCACTTCGCCGACAACGTCTACTTCGACCCGATGACCCTGGAGGGCATCGAGGAGCTGGACGAGCCCAACTGCCTGCTCGGGCTGCTGGACGAGGAGTGGGTGCTTGAGGAGCCGGACCCGGACGGCATCTACTGCGGCGGCATCGACGTGGGCGGCGGACTGAACAAGGACCACAGCGTCCTCGTCCTTCTGAACGCCGTCACCATGGCCCCGGCGCTCGTCGCGCGCACCAACGGGCTCAAGCCCGAGGACTGGGCGGAGGTCGCGGCCGAGTACCTGGACCTCTACAACAACCCCCTGGTCATCGTGGAGTCCAACAACCACGGTCACGTCGTGCTCCTGCGCTTCAAGCAGCTCCGCGTGCCGCACCAGTGGCTCAACCACGCCGGCAAGCAGTGGGTGACGAGCCTGCGGACGAAGCTGGAGGCGTATAGCGCCCTCGACGAGGCTGTGGATAACGGCCTCATCCAGGTTTTCCCCAAGGAGGGGCTCAAGGAGATGCGCTCCCTGGTCGTCCCGGAGGGGAAGAAGGCGCCGGAGGCCCCGAAAACGAAGACGGGGGTGCGCTTCATGAACGATGACATCCCCATGGCCGCCGCTCTCGCCTACCGAGCGCACCGAGATGTGCCAAAAGAGCGGATTCGGGCCTTGAAGCGCAAGCGATTCCGGGATATGCTCCGGGACGAGCGTAGAGAAGCCCGCAGAAGGAGCCGCAGATGGACAACGAGAGCGTGAATCCCGCCCCCGAGCTGCCGCCCCTCCCCAAGTTCGCGCCGCGTCCCAACATCGAGCGACAGGCGCAGCGTGAGCACCCCCGGTTCGAGGGCTCCAAGCTCCTCGTGTCGACCCGGAGCCCCGAGGGGTACGAGCCGGCCTGCGAGCGGGTCCTCAGCGTGCCCACGGACGCCCTCCAGGTCGTCGCGGAGCTGGAGGACGTGTACGTGGTGGTGGTCCGCGCCGTCATCCCGAAGGCCGCGGTGCCGGAGACGGTCCCGGGCAGCTCGCTCCTGGACCCCCCGACCCCTCCGCGGCTGCCCCTGGCGGACATGCCGACGGTCAACCTCTTCCTCGTCCCCACGGTGTAGCTGAATGCCCAAGCCCCTCAGCCCGGACAGGGTCGCGCTCATCGTGAAGGAGCACAACGCCTTCTGGCGTGCCCAGCTCCCCGAGATGCGCAAGTTCAAGCACGCATACGCGACTCGCATGCTGGAGAAGGAGGGCAACGACCTGGAGAACCCGGTCGAGCTGTCCCGCGGCTACGAGTTCGTCGAGGGGTTCGTGTCGGCGCTGTTCGACCGGGACCCCGCGGTCCGTGCGGGGCCGGACCTCGCCGCCCGCGGGGACCGGGCGACCTGCGCCGCGGTGGCAAACGAGTTCCTCAAGCACGGCTACCGGGAGGACGGGGAGGTGAGCAGCCGCCTCGCCCTCATCTACACCCATGCGTTCGTGGCGCTGGAGCCTGTCGAGCACCCGGACCCCCTCCAGCGCGTGCGGACCACGCCCATGGAGCCCTGGGACGTGGTGCTGGACCTCTACGCCAAGAAGTGGGACCGGCAGCGCTGGGTGATGCGCCGGTACTGGCTGCCCATCGAGGAGGCCGCGGAGAAGTGGACCAGCGGTGAGACCAAGGACTTCGGCGGGCGGGCGTTCCGGGACTACCTGAACACGACCCCGACCGACGAGGTCCTCCAGTCCATGAAGGACGAGACGGGCGAGTGGGTGCGCGTCTACGAGGTCTACGACCTGCGCAGCGACAAGCTGTTCATCTGGTGCCCGCAGTTCAAGGGCGGCAAG